TTGAGTTTGTGGTTCATTTAACGTGACTGTAGCCCCCCCATGCACTTGAGTATGCATGGAGACAGTTTCACGACCTGGGTTTGGATTTCAAAGGTGCTACCATCCGTATTCAGAGGGTCCCTAGTCCTCTAGTAGCAGTCGGCCTTTGCCCAATCCTCACCCCCGCGGATCCTCCCATCACAGGCAGAGAACACCATTTTTGTATTGTTTTGTATTTTCAATTTTGTGGTTTTTGTCTTGGATTTTGAAGTTTCGACGGGGAGGAGCCAGGCTTCACTCACCCTGCCATTAATAGCCCCATCTTTGCAACGCCGTAAGACACACGGCCAACGGTTTGCGCAGCGGAGTAGAGTTTAGATGCTGTATTTCCTATACGTAGCGCCCCATGATAAGCCCAATCACCATATTTGTCAAGGGCGTTCAGCACATGCGTTAGGGTGTTATTACTGGAAGGCTGTTTGACGATTGAAGTCTGGCCAAAAGCAATGGCCGGAACCCATTCGACTACGGCCACCATGCGATAGCGCATGCCAGTACTAACAGGGATCCCTGCCGTTGAGCTGAAAAGTGCGCCACGACGAAGTTGGTTAGAACTGAGGACTGCGTCCTCATTGTTCGACTGCGTCCATTGTAGGTCAAACTCGCTGGGACGCCAGATTATCTCCGCATAGTGTTCGGGGACTCGTTCGACGTAGTTAGCCAGCGTTCGCATTGCACTCGTGCTGGTAGATCCCGGACCAGCAAAGGCGCCCAAGGGTGCCTGGCCAACTCCGGTAATACCAGAGCGAGACAGCTCACTTCCAGGATAATACACCTGCAAGCAAGCTGAAAGCACACGGAATGTTCCACCCTGGGCAGCCAAGGCAGTGAGTCCAGTGTGGTTTGCAGTGTTACCAACAACAACTGGGAAGTACCCGATTGTGTCAGATGTAAGGATTGCTCCGTTAGAAAAAGAGTATGTGAGGGCACTAGGGACAAATACGATGGAGGAGCACGTAGCGGTTGCTTGGGCATCCAACACAATGTCTTGTTCATACCGGGCAACGATGCCACTGGTACCGTCTCCAAACGGTCCTGAGACGAGGGGACCATTACACGGATCAGCCAGTAATTGTGCATACTTGGCTGCATAGGTGTCAAGGTTGCCGCCTGAGCCTACAGGCCGTGGAACGCTAGCGCGTCTCGCAGTCTTACGTCCAGTCTTGCTCTTTTTGGTATTTTTGGTGTTCTTAGCCATAGTGATTCAATGCTCAGTAATTGCAGATAGGGGTGAAGTCGTGGGGCGACTTCATAGTCATGATGGTTGTGGGCTTCACACCCGACCGGTACTCAGCCTCAATGGCCTCTTGCTGGTCGGGTGGTATCCCCCATGCGAGCCAGAAGCTCGCACGAGTGCCGGGGTGGATCTCGGAATACCCACGGCACATGCCTCTGGCGATGAACTCAAACCCACTCTCCATTTCACCGAACCCCTGCACTCGGCCGGTCCAGTTGTGGAGCCGCACCATAGATTGGTACTGCTCCTGGAAGATGGGTATGCCACCGCTCAGGCTCAACCCAGCTTTCCCCACTGCGGCGGCCCACCGAAGCGAGCCGTCTAGGGGGTTGCTGATCTGGGGTTTCTTGCAGAAGCCATCCTTCGCGCTGCCTTTCCAGGGGGAGCGTGTCATCACCCATCCATTGGGCGTCCACACTGGGCGCATCTGGCAGAACTCCAACTGTTCAAACTCGTACACAGTTGGCTCCACCTTCATGGTGAAGCCCAACTCGAGGAAGAATTCAGCGAGCCCCGCCCGGAAGCGTTTCTCATCCCTGCCATCCATGAACACCGAGCAGTCGTCACCGTTGTTTGCGAGCGAGCACTTCACGCCTACGTGCTTTGCATACGCCCACACCATAGCACACATGAGGAGGCAGTTGCCCATAGCGGTGTTCATATCACCGGATAGACGGGTGCCATCGACGAAGTAGCGAATGGTGCCTTCAGGTAAGCACACCTTACCCGTGTTCTTCAGCTGCCAATTCAACAAGCGCTTGAGGGATTTCCTCTGCGCTAGGTTGGTAGCTTGGAGATACACGGAGTGCTCAAACTGAAGGGCTTCAACGGAAACATGCTGGTCGAACCGCGAAGCGTCAAGGCCAATGATGGCACAACGGCTGTAGCGGTCAAACTTGGTGCGCAGGATGCTTGCAACCTGGCCTGCATTGTACCCCTTCATGACTGTGGGGTCTGGGTCCCCAGGAGACCGCCACGCCTCCGAGATGGCGCGGTAAAGGCGGTGTTCCAGTGGTTTCAGCCACACCCCCACTGCAATGTTGAAACGCACATCCCTCGGGGAGATGATGCGCGTCGCCGGTATGAGGCCAGCCTTGTACAAAAAGGCCTCCCCCTTCCCAAAACTCCTCGAGACAGAATCCTTTCGGACCACTCTAGCGTGCCGCAATGACTCAGCTCCTGCCTCCATCCGCGCCAACCTGGAGCCTTTATAGTATGCACACAAAGTGGGCACACTAACCGAGTTGCAGGGTCGCAGAACTGGAGCCAAGAGCTGCCGGAAACCGGAGAGCCGAGTCTCGATGAGCTTTGCCTCGGGCTTGGGAGGCGGGGCTAGGCCACTGGGGCCTGGCACCCGAAACACCCTCTCAACCAGCCCTCGGAGCACATTGTTCAGGCTGTTGTTGTGGATCCCCAATGGTACAGGGGGGCCCACGTTGGGTAGCCTGACGAACCGCCGCTCCTTCGGGACACCTAGCTTGGATGTGACCACAATGGGGAGACCAGCGGGCACTGTGTACGTGCCCTCTGATACCCCGACACCCAAACTTAGGCACCCCTACTTCTCCAAGCGCCTCCCGGTGGTGTGCCGGACGGCGCCAGGGAGCCACAAAGGCATGTACTGACCACCAACCCCGGGTGTACCCCTAGGCCAGCGTCGTCGCGTGTACACGCCCTCCTCGAACTCCTCGTCGCGTTGTTCCAGGGGCCGAGCGGCGCTCATTCTCATGGCGCCGATCATGGCCGCTGTAGGCTTAAAGAACAGTGCCAGCGCATACGGCATGACATCAGCTCTGTGGGCCACGCGGACGTTGAGCTCCACCATCCGCAGCTGCATCCACTTCCTCGCCACCATCTCGTTGGCTGGCGTGGGTTTGATGAGGCCGAACTGGTCCTGGCACTCCTTAGCCAGTCGACCAGCAAAGCACAGCCGTCGGCCACGCCTCACCACAAGCCCATGGGGGTTGCAGGGGACGCTGACGTCTAGCAGGTCCTGGATGGGTTCCGTACTGTCCAACCCCCCAATGCCCCTTTCGGCACGGGCGACGTCCGCCGCGTCAGGGCTTACCTCCAGCTTCCTCTTGTTAGAGAGGAACGTGGCAGCACACCTGACGACAGTAGGTCCCAGCTTCACAGCCACCGCTACCAGTAGGAGAGGCACGCGCACTTGCACGCACACCTTGCCAACAGGCACCTGGCGAAGCTTCCGGAACAAGGAACGGTGGAACGGAATGGATGTGGGAGTGATGGCCGTTTCACCTGAGAAGGTTACTAAGGCCTGGAGTTTGGACATGAAGTCCATGTTAGCTTACGAGCTACCGTGCCGCCAATCACACCTGGACGTCTCAGGGTGTATGCCGCAACCGCGCCGTGTCAAAGGCGAAGGATGTCCCTAGTGATAATGCTAGGAAGTCAAGGCCCCGGGTTATGATCCCCGGGTCGATGCACGTTTTACC